GGTCGCGAATAACCCACGATGCAACGTTAGGAAGAACCTACGCACTAGCCTATACCTCGTTTAGCTTCATTAAAAGCTTTTATAAAGTTTTTTTGAAACTTTGATCTTACAAAACCAAAACCTATTTTATAGAATGGAAATTTAGGTTCATAAGAAGCTGATTGATGCAATCCTATTATAAGTTTCAAGCCTGATGTGTAATTCCCTGTATCTACTGATGTTGATGTTGCTCTTACTTTCCTCCTTTCCCAAACACCAGTAATACCCTTTACAGTTCCAAAAAATTGATTTTTCTTTTTTATTAGACCTGACCTTTTACCAACAATATTTCCATATTTGTTGAGCCTTGCATTTGGTTGATAAGGAATTGGTATTTTTCTTTCTTGAGTTCTTACACCACCTGTTATTTGAAACTTAAGATATTTCTCTACAAACTCTTTGATAAACAATATTCCGCCAAGTTTATTTTTTGTAGCTCTGCTAACTAAAAAACCTTTTACAGTTGCAGGAGTTGGTCTATCTAATTTTTTTGTAATTTGTGCCATCATAGCTTTACGCATACCAAAAAGTGTTATATTTATAGACTTTGCAGTTGCTTCTGGTAAATGTCTTTTCTCAAAATTATTTATAGCTTTAACAGCCTTATCTATATCGCTTTTTACAATAATCTTCATAGATTTCTCCATGCTGATTTACCTTTAAACTGTAAACCATGCTGCTTTGCTCTTCTGATTACTGTTGACTGACTTACACCAAAAGTTCTTGCACAATCATAACTTGATGCACCATCGTCAATTTTTTCTTTAAGTATTTCAATATTAATTACTTTGCTCATAAACTCTCTAGCTCCTTTATCTTCTCATTAGCGTAAAATATTAGCTTCTTTAAATCTTCTATATTATTTTCTTTTTTCTCGTGTCGATGCAAGTATTTATGCATATTGCCTACACAATAGTCCATATATCCCTGTTTACCTAATTGTTGTCTAATGTAGTCCAATGATTCTATTTTGTCATCGCAATAGTGTCTTGGCTTTAATACTGAATCAAATTCGTCAATCATTTATCTCTCCCATGTAATCTGTTTGCTTGTTTCTGCAATGATCTCTCAATATATCTATCAATTATCTTGTTTATTATTTGTCTTATCTTTCCCATTCTTAAATATCTTATGCCAGTTAGCATCTATCTTTTTCTTATTTTCAGGTCTCCTTTTATCTCCTTTTGACATTTGCACGCCTATCAAGTTCTCGTTTACATTTAATCCTAAGTTTTGGATTTGATCTTTCTGAATTAATTATATCTAACAATTCTTGTAATTTAGTATTCTTAATATAAAAATGCTCAACAGAAAACTTACCTGTTTTTCTATCGTAGTGCTTTACGCTTGGTTTAAGTTTTGTTGGCATAGTTAATCTTTGTAAATGTAGGGTTAAAGTTTCCCTGTGTTAATTGTTCTTTAGCATCTATGCAATGTTCAGGAATACATCTAAACATCTCTTCAATGCTAAAAATAATGCAATCTTCTTCTTGCTTATATTTATGATAAACATTTTCCAGTTCATAGTCATTACCAACTATAAGTGCATATTTATCTTTATTGTATTTGTAGCAAGATATGTTCGGATCAAGTTCAGCATATCCATTATCTCTAGCAGCTTCTATGATTGCATCGTAAGCTCTGTGCATCATCTTGCACATAGAAAATATCTTTTTATAATTTTGTTTCTTTATTGATTCTTTAAACATATATTCTGCTCTCTCAAACTTCAAAGCAACATTGCTTGGTATTATCTTTAACAATCTTTGCTTGCCACCCCAATTCTTTGTAATTTTAGATTCAAGCTTTCTAAGTATCTGAATCTGTAACAACGCATTATCTTTGTATATATGTTTCATAGATATATCAAAAACTTGGATCATTGATGGATATATGGATATATCCTAAAGGATATATATCCATTATATCCACTTCAAGGTGATTTCGGATAGAAAATAGCCAATTTATATCCACTTTATATCCACTTCTATCCACTTTTCTATCCACTAAAACACTCCTTCATCCCATTTTTTAGCCTGATAACCATAATTTTCTTTATAATGCACCAATCCCTTTTCCTTTAATTGTTTCAATCTTCCTTGAGCAGTCTTGCGTTTTACCTTCAATATTCCTTCTATATCTGCTGCATTGAGCCAAACACTTACAGGATCGTCTGGGCATTGTTGTTCAGCAACAGTAATAAGTGCCTTTATAGTCTCTTCATTTACTGTAGATTCTTTAATATCTATCGGCTTATCTTCTGGTATCAATACACCACTTGTTAGATTGTCAAATCCAAGCAAATTTACTTCATGGAATTTATATTGCATCTTAGCCATACCCATTCCATCTTTGTTAAGTGTCTGCTCAAAATCAACCCACATTTCATCAATAATATCATCTCTACTTACCTTAAACTCGTAATCTAAACTAGCTTGTATAACACTTGATCCTCTTGCTCTAGCATTTGATCCATGACCTGTATGATGCACAAAGCAACAAGTAGAACCAAACTCTGCAACTAACTTATCTAATCGCTGTATAAACAAGCCTACATCTTCACTAGAGTTCTCATTACCAGAAAAGTTACGCTGAAATGTATCAAATATTATTAAACCAATATTTCCATATTGCTCTTCTATCTCTCTGCAAGTTGTTAATAATTTATCAAACTCTTCATCCTCTGTGATCCTTGCACCCCTGTTTGATAATAGAAGTGGTGCTTTTGATAAGTCTTTATTAAAGTATTGCTCGTAAGCTTTTATTCTTCTTCCTACTCCTCTTTTACCTTCTCCACATAAATATAGCGTAGTTGCCTGTTTGCTTGCACTTCCATAAAACTCTTCACCCATCGCAACAGCACACGCCATAGCTATTGCTACAAAAGATTTACCTGATTTAGCAGCACCAAAGATAGACATAACTGATTCTCTCTCAAACATATCTTCTATCAACCAATCAGGTTCTTTAACTTCCGCCATCACTTCATCAATACGCTGAAAGTAAATATCACTTTTAGGTGGTAACATTTGATTACCTTTTATATATTGCTCTAACGCAAAACTATTATCAAAGTAATTAGATTTATTGGCATCCCAAAGATCGTCCTTCTCAGCAAAGTCTTTAGGTGGTAAAGCTATTCTTACAGTACATCCATTCTTCCTAAGATACTTCCCTAACTCCCATGCAGCTTCTTTACCTACATCATCGTTATCTGGAAAGATATAAACATCTCTCTTAAATACAGGTGTCCAATCTGATTTCTCCCAAGACTTAGCTCCACCATGCCAACAGGCAACATCGCCATCGTAGAGCTTGCCTGCTCCCAAGCACGCCTTCTCTCCCTCATTAATGAGGATTGGCTTGTTGGGATGATTGCACTCGCTATATAAAGGCAACTTGCCCTCTGGTCTACGCATGACCCAACTATCACCAACTTTAGTAAAAGGTGCGTACTTTTGTTTTATCGGATGATTGTCTGGAAAGCGTAATACTAAAAAGCTGTCATTATATTTAAGTTTGATTTCTGCTTGCGACCAAAGTTTTAGTAAAGCATCTCTAGAGATTGGCTTTGCACCCATTTTTAGTGGAGTAGCATTATGACTGACAACATTATTTACTTTGGAGGTAATGTTGCCATTGGATGCAAAGCCTTGATCGAATTTTGTAAGTATAGCTTTATCTACATTGTTTGTCTCTAATAACCAAGCAACACCTCCACCTTCGTCATTCTCAAAGTCAAAGAAAGTACCTGCTTGTATATTAAATACAAAGCTTCCTTTTGATCCCCACCGCCATTCTTTATCTGTTTTAGTTTTCGGTTCTCCTAAGACCTCTAAAGCAATTTGTGGTGCTACATTAACCCACTTATCTTGCATGATCTAGAAAGGCAAATCATCTTCTGTTAAATCACCACTCTTAGCAACTTGTTCATCAACCTTATCACTTAGACCTGCATTTGGACTAATCCAATCATCATCATTAGGTGCATCAAACGTAGGAATAACAAACGTATCTTTTCTTGGTTTCCAATCTACAAACTCGAAAGACGCTCTATTGAATTCACCGAACTTACCCTGCATTACTTTTGGTTCTAATAATCTAAAAGTTGGTAAATTAGGTTTTTGCTCCGTCCATTGTTTACAGGCTCTTAGCATTTCTTTAATAGTTTCAAATTCATTAGCTGTTGGTCTTTGCCAAAGTAGAGGTCTATCCTCTACACCATCAACCATAACCCAGATTGAAAAAGCAGGTTTCCAACCATCACCATCTGGCTTTTTACCTAATGATCCTACTGTGTCGCAAAAGCTCCACTCGTAGCCATCGTTATAACGCCCCCAACCTGTTTGTAATGTATCAAGATCAAGTTGCATGTATTTAAACTTACATTCCTGATCTGCAAGCTTAAATTGTTTATCCCTACTGATAAACTTTAGATAAATTGAATTATCTGATTCTTGTAGTATTTCCATACTTAACTCTCCTTTTTAATGAACTACTTTATTAGCAGTTAATATTTCATATTCAGCTATTAGGTAAGCAGAATTGCTTTCCTTCCAACTCCCAAAATCCTCTATGACTAATCCAAAAAACTCAGCTCCTCTTTTTATCTTACAATATTCTTCCCAACAGTATTTATCAAAAGCAGCATCATAATTAATTATTTCTTCCATGATTGCACTTCATATTTAAGAATATCTAGAAACTCCTCAAAAGATGTGAAGGCAACAGGATGATGATACTCACTATCGCTTATATTTGAGTTAATCATACTTAGGGGGAACGCTACTCTAATAGGTAAGTGGTTAAACTTAAAAATTAGAACAGGTGTATTGTCATCTCCTGCTGCTTCACAAATTTGTCGCCACCATTTGTCTTTATACCAATTGTTACTATTTCTTGCATAGTTTTTACATTCAAAATAAATGTAGCGTAATTTTAAATCTGGTTGATTCTTTTCTTGATACTGATTGAGGTTTCTACTAACTCTATCGTCTAAATGTGTTGTCTCAAGCATCGCATTAATCTTGTTTGCACATTCTCTCTCGAAAGCTGCTCCTTTGGCTCTAGCGTTTACCATCTACAATCCTTGTTGTCCTAACTATGCTAGTGCCATTAGCAAAATTAGTAAATTCATGCACCAAAGTTTCATCCTGTAAATCTCTAGACCAACCCATAGCTGTAATCTGTTTTGCCTTTTTTTCTTCCTCTAATCTTAGTCTAGCTTTTGCTACTGCTTCATTAAACTGTGTCATAAGCTTTCTACATCAAAATCAATATTTACCAGATCGTGCTTTACAGAATTTATACCAACTTTTAAAAAGTATTCTGCAAGTTGCCCCATTGGTTTCCCTGTTTGTGCTGATAATACCTTGAGTTCTTTGTGTACATCTTTGTAAACCCAAACTGCTTCCTTGCCTATTTTCTCCATAGCTTCCTCATCAATAAAATCTGTAAAGTTAGTTTTCATAAACTGTTAATGCATCATACATTAATATATTCATATTATTCAATCATCATCCCTGTTTAACATATAAATAATGCAAGACATAATTGCAACTCCTAGCGTGCTAAAGATCGCTAATAAAATGATTGTCAATATCTCTTTCATCTTACTTTTCCTATATAATCAAAGTTGGGTATCAGAAAACTCTCCAACATCAACTCCCCCATTTGATTTATTCTGATACCCTCTTGATGTTTAAAGTTTTCCTTCTAACGCTGTAAGCTTCTTTAGCAGGTATAACCTTTTCCTCTTTAGCTTTGTAATGTGTCATACCCCAATTGATACTAAACTCACCAACCCTAGCCTTGCTATGATTACCCATTGCTTCCATCAACCTCGCCATTGCGTTCTGTTTGCTCGCCTTTGCGTTCTTGATAGTTTCATCGCATAACATAATTTGCCTTGCGTGATCTTCATACAGCTTGTCAAGATCAACCACTTCATCTTCTGTAGCTTCTGGATGCACCAGCACGCCATCATTCCGCTTTTCATCAAGTAGTTCGAAGGGAAAGTAATCCTCTTCTTTTACTCTTCTATTCCAATCCTCTACTGCTACTCTAAGCTTGTCTGCAAAAGCAGAATCACGCTTATAGACAAACAGGCGGAAATCGGTTGATTGGTATAGCACTACCAATAATCCCCAATCAACGCCCGCACATTCCATCTGTGCCTGCATCTGTAATACACCACGCCATAAAGCAGGTGTATCTTCTGCATAGTCTCTTGTACATTTACACTCAACCACGCCTTGTCCATCTAGCTTCACCTCTGTTGCATCTGGTAAATATATACCTCTGCTTACATCCTCTTTGATTACTAGATTATCTGCATGAGCCAACCCATCTAATGATGCTTCAAATAATAAATAAGGGTGTTTAGCAACTACACTTATATTAGTTTGGATATCAGTCATACCTAATCTTTCGCAACCCTCAGTAATGAGAACAGGCTCTAACACATCACCTGTTCTCTGTATATTAGTTTGTTCATATCTAGTTTGCTTACCATGCTTTGCATCTATGCACCTTTTAAGTGCTTCATTCCTTGATCCATACTTATACTCATTGAATATGTAAGGTGCTATAGATGCAGTAGCTATATCGTCTCTAGTAAGTTTACCGACCATGAATATCTGCTCTTGTAATTTTAGGATCATATATGTCGCCACTATAGTTACCAGACCCTTGCATAATAGCAATGCAGATTTGGTGCAGATTATTAACTTCAAAAGGTCGTAAATCTAATGGACTTAACCAATCATGTGTCTTTAAAAATGCCTTACGATGCTTAGATTTAATAACCCAAGTTACTTCTGCATTATCATCATCACAAATATATATTTTCATATTCCCCTTCCCTGTAGCTTTACAGACTTGATGTAGCTACGCTTACCTTTTGCAAGTTCACGCAACATTCTGATCTTAGCTTCATCATAATCTCTATACCTAGCAATCATTTTAAAGTCTTGCCTATGAGCATTTTTCTTAGGCTCTTGCATAATCCAATAGTTAAATGTTGTTTCCATTTACTTACCCTCCTATTTATTGTGCGACCAAAGTGCATATTCAAGTCGTTCTAACTTATTTCTTATTTGTTGAAATTCAACACTACTAAAATTCCAATCTTCATTAAAGATATGTTCTTCAATATCAGCTAGTTTTAACTTAAGAGATTCAACCCTATCAGCATAATATTTTGGTGATTTTGGATATCTCATTTACGCCACCTCCTCTTCTTCAAAATATTCTCTATCTAAAACTGTGCCTAGATTGTTATATACAGGATCAAGACTTCTAACAGTATCTTTTAATTCATAAAAATTAAAATTATTAAGTGCTTCAACAACAGTCCAAGAATCTACGCCCATGCTTAATGCCTCTTGCTTAATTAATTTAAGTTTTTGTGTTGCACCTTCAAATTCTGCAATAGCATTGTCTATATCGCTATGCCATTGGTCTCGATGTTTAAGTGCTTTTCCTTTAAGTAATCCTTTCATGTTTTCTACTCCTTTTTTGTTAAACATATACTAAGTATATACAAATATATAAATATATCAACAACTTTATAACTTATTTATTTTAGGTACTGAACTTAATGCTTCTAAGGTTTCTTGTAGGGAATCTATCTCTAAGGTGTCTGTAATCTGTTTATTTGTAAAGGTAAAGTAATTCTGCGTAGTGTTATTTGGTTGGAACTTGATACGCTTCCCTCTAGCACCAACAAATACAAAAGCGTAAATATCGCAATGGTAATGCCGATATACTTCAGACTTTGCTCTTGATGGTTCATGTGCAAAAACATATTTGCCTTCTTTTGTCTCCTTTCGTGTTTTAACTTGTACTGTATATTTAGCTGATCCTAACTCAACGAGTAAATCGGCAGGATGTTTGTCTTGCGTTGTATAACACCAGTCGCAATACTCTAGCAAAAATGTTTGCACTAAAGATTCGCCTAATGCTCCTAGTCTTGAATTGCTTTGGTGCTGTTCGCTTGACTTTGACATTTGGCAAGCTCCTCACTATTAAATAATGCTCTTCTTCCCACCTGACTTGCGTATTTAGAATTTAGCAATTCTTTACTTGCTTCTTCCCATTGTCCTAGCTCCATATATGCTCTTGTTTTTCTAAATGACATCCAAGCATTGATACCCATATTAAATACAAGATCAATGCAAACATATTGTGCTGCTATTGGAAAGCTACGCCAAACCTTCCAATGCTTATCTAATTTTTCTATAACCGCTTCAATATCATTGTTCAAAAGATATAGTGCTTCATCCTCGCTAATACCATTGGCATCTAAATTTCTTCCTACACCCAAGCTAAGGAATCCACTCGCACATTTATAAGGTTGAAGCACCATAGCTTCAAAATCTATTAAGCGATCTTTAATGATTTGTTTATCCATTACTTAGCAACGCCATTTATTTTCTCTACTGTTCTAAGACCACCTAATCCCAACATTCCCATCAATACAGTCATCAAAGAAGCCATATCAAATTCAGGAAGTTGTGGTAATTGATAACCAAAGAAACCTGCAATAAATAAAATCAATGGTGCTAATACATAATGCCAAGCCATAGCAAAAGATAAACTCCAACCTAAAAAAGGTCGCCAACCTGCAACAAATATTGATCTATGACTTGCTTCAATCTTATTAATCTCAACTTGAGCCATATTGGCTTTATGCAGCTCTTGATCTAACTCATGTTGCAGTTTTGCTTTTAAATCTTTATCAGCAACAAATTTATCCAGAATATTGCTAATCGGATCAATTAATTTTTCAATCATTTTACATTGATGTTTTGATTATTAATGTAACCAAAGAAGCTACAATTGTTGTAAGACCACCAATCAGCCAAAACTTTACATAATCAACTGAGCCTTGCAAAGCATCGGTTTTTTTGTAAATAGTTTTCCATCTTTCCTCGCACATTTTCTCATGTACTCGTAAATCAGCAGCAACATCATTAGCGGTCTTTCGAGCCATTATTCTTCCTCTTGCTCCTCTTCTTCGGTTTCAAGAGTAGAACTAAAAGCTTCTATTAGTCTTTTCTTATGATCGTTGGTTGTAACCCACTTATCATAATAAGCTTGCAGACCTGCAATCTCTCGACCAACTACATTTAGCAAACCTGCTAACTCAAGCTGTTCAGGTGTTAAATCTTCTGCTTTATATTCCCTGTTATTGAATTTAATAATTACAGGATTTTCATTTGTAGTGTTTTCTTCACTCATACTTACTCTCCTAAAGTAATAGTTTCAGTTGTTGGATTTTCTAATTGTTCAATCTGAGAATCCAAGTTGCTTTCTAAATCGGCAACTGCTTCTTCGCCCATAGCAGCTTCAACCCAACCTTGTACCATAGCTTCTGTAACATCAGCTAATGGTGTAAAGTTTTCAAGCTCTTCTGTGTTTAAAGATTGTGTGCCATAAGATGATGCAGAAAAATCTCCTACATCTTTAGAAACTCGCCAATGCACATTATAGATTACTCCTTCATGTCCATTATGTTCGTGTGTATACACATCTATTGTTTTGCAATTCCATTCCATTTTATTCTCCTTTTAAATTTTTAATTTCACTTTTAAGTGTTTCTATTTGTTCTTGTTGCTCTTGCATACCTTTTACAAGATGCGTAACAAGTTTACTATAATCCATTTGATAATAACCATCTTCATTTTGATTTACAGCATTTGGCACTAACTCTCCTACTTCTTGAGCTATCAATCCTTCGTCTGCTACACCATCAGCTTTCCAATTATAGGCTACAGGATTAAGATTATTGATTACATCTAAACCTCTTGCAGAGCCTGTAACTTCTTTAAGTCTTGCGTCTGAAGATGTATTAAAAGCTGTAGCTGACCCACTTACAGCTATAGAGCCTACAGTTCCATTTGAATTTTTAAATGCTGCAAGAGTTGAAGATGAAGTAGTGGATGTGCCTAAACTTAACACCATTCTACTATTTGATGCAGATTCAAAATAAGCTCCTGTTGTGCTTAATGAGGTTACTCCAAATAAAATATCTCCATCTGAATTAATACGCATCCTTTCTGTATCAACAGTATGAAATTCCATGTGTGTTCCTGAATCTTCTGCACGAAGTTTTAAAGAGCCATCAGAATGTATTTGTGCAGGATTTGCAGCAGTTGTATTTCTAAAAAATATTGTTCTAGTTGTGTTTGCAGTTCCATCTAGTCTTAATAATTCTGCATCTCCCTGCAAAGATAATAAAGAAGCAGGACTTCCTGTTCCTATACCAACATTAGAACCTGATATTTGTAATGGATATGAACCCCCTGTTACATTTCTTACAGCAAATACTCCACCAAATGAGCCAAGTTGCCAATGTTGATTTGATGAATCATCTTCTCTTAAATTAAATGATGGAGCATTACCTGTTACTCTTATATTGCCATTAACATCTAATTTGTAAGTAGAAGATGGACTGCTTTGGTTTATACCTATTGAGCCATTAGAATCAATTCGCATCCTTTCTGAAGCAGCAACAGTAAAGTTAAGAGAATCAGCGTTATGGTCGTAAGTTATACTTCCTCTATCTACATCATCAGCATCACCAAAGGCAATCATTCCATTGTCATTGTTACCACTAAATATTGTTAAACCACAATTATCATCTTCTTCAAGAACTAAAGTATTTGCAGATTCATTAGGAGTTCCTGCACTACTATCTCCATCTTTAACATGAAGAACACCTAATGGTGAAGTCTCTCCTATACCAACATTGCCTGAACTATCAATACGCATCCTTTCTGTATTACCAGTAAGCATTGTAATAACGCCATTGTCATTTAAAACAATTTCAGTATCTGGGGTGTCATCATCACTATCAGCTAAAACCAAATGACCATTACCTGAACCATCGTTATAAATATTAAATTCTCTAGTATCACTATCTTCTACTAATTTTATGTGTGGTGCTGCATTTGTACCTGTTGCTGCTATTTCTAATTTACCTGTAGGAGATGTAGTTCCTATACCAACTTTTGCAGTTGAGCTAATATGCATTGCAACTGTACTAGCATCAGCACCTTCTGAAGGCATATCAGTTAATATTTGTATATCACCTTCTCCACCAGATGCACCTGCAACACCTCTAATAATACCAAAAACTCCGGGTGTATTATCAGTAGTATCAGCATTATGGAACTGTATTGCACCTGTAACATCGCCTTGACTTGCGTTACCTGTTCCTGAAAGTCGCATAACAGCACCACCACCAGTTGATGCTCCTGCAATATCAAGAGCTTTTTGTGGACTTGTAGTTCCTATACCAACCCGTTGAGAGGCATCAATACGCATTGCCTCTGTGCCACCAGTAACTAACTGTATTCTATCTGATTCAGGTAAATTGATACCTGTATTAGTATCGCCTTCACAATTAAATGTAGGTTGTCCTGAAGAACCTGCACCTGCTGATATTCTTCCATCTGTTTCGATTTTGTTACCACTTGTTCCAGATGTTTTTGAAACTAATAAATTGCCTGAACTATCTATCCTAACTCTCTCCCCTCCTGCTGTATTAAAACCAATTTCATTAGCAGCAACTTCATTAATATAAGTATCATTACCACCATCAAGATAAAGAATCTTTGTAGGTTGTAATATTAAATCTGTATCAACCCTAATATCACCTGTAACATGAAGCATCTCAGCAGGACTTGCAGTTCCTATGCCAACTTTATTGTCATTTGTAATAGCTAATACATCAGTTGTACCTGTTTCATTTCTAATAATAAATGTTTCGTTGCTTGTGCCGATACTATATTGTCTATCTACACCCGTTTCATCATTCAATGTTATTTTTGGATAAGAAGATGTTGATAAAGCAATATCACCACCAAAAGTTGCACCTGCATTGAAAGTAGCTGCACCTGCATCTGACATATCAAGGGTAAGTGCTGTAATTCCTGAACCGCCATCATTACCATTAAATTTTATATCTGCATCTGACTGTGCCGATTTGAAAATGAATGTATTACTGCCATCATCCAT